GCTGCATATTCCGTATCATTGTAGTTAATCAACTTGCCCTCAATAAAATCAATATTATGTAGTGTTTTATTTGAATCAGTACCGCAAGCTATCATTCCAACTAATCCTAGTACAAAAAGCACAGAAACTGCTATAATTTTAATCTTGTTTTTCATTGTCAATATTCCTCGCCTATTCTCAATATTTAACTTCAAAGTCCTTCATACATATGCAATTTTATTTTTTTTAGTTTTTTGCACAGAACCGAATTTGCACCAAACTCGCGTTCCAGTAAAACACCATCTGTATCAAACAAATCCTGTTTATCAGATATACCATACTTGAAGACCTTTGCATACTCTGCCGGAGTCAACTCAATTCCAATCTCCTCACAAAGTAGTGCTTCTCGGTTAAAGATATGTACCCCATATTTGAAACAAAACTCCTTAATTTCTTCCACTGCATTGGGACCAATATTCCGTAACTCCACTAATGTTTCTTCACAGTAATTAGTGAGTTCATGTAAATATGAGATTCCGTTTCTCCACAAAATAGTCGCTGTACGTGTCGATAAAGATGAACCTATTAATTTTATCTGCGTATTTTCCATACATTTTCCTTATTCTTCAATAATTGTAATATTCCACGGTTCAGCATATTTTTCAATCCAACCTATTCCTTTACCACCGTTTGCACTGAAGTCACATTTTATTGTCCACTTATTTTCTTCTGTATAATCCACAATATAAAAACTCAAATAATTCGGATAATGCTGATTGCCGTTATTATGAAATTCAATTCCGGCAGGGTGCAATCTCATGGCATAAGTATACACAATCGACTTTTCTCCATCTCGGATATATGATTCATCGCATTGATAAATTTCCTTAAAATTCTCTGGTAAATATGACATTGCAATTTCCACTGCCTGCTCTACAGTCATATTAGTTGCAAATTCACTATCCTTTATTTCTATCTCGAACCAACCTATGTGTTTATTTGTTGAGGCATCTCTATGGTACGTAACAACTGCATCCTCATACGGTTCTTCCTCATCAATGGTCGCTGTCTTTCCTGCCTCTGTATACACAATACAAACTCGGTCATCACATAGTCCGTCCACAAATTCCTTAGCCACCGATAACTCATCACATATCCTTGGATGATTTTCCAAAAGTATCAGTTCCTCATCTGTTCGGGCAGATAATTGTACAGATTCCTCTGGCTGTTCCTTTTCTTTATTTTTAGATGAAGAAGTAATACCGACAACCACGCATACTGCAAAAATTGCAATAACGCACAGTACAGGAATTAAACAACCACCCTTCTTTGCTCTCTTCTTTTTTATTTTTACGGATTCTGCACTTTTTTTCACATCTGCACACATCTGCTTTTGCTCTACCGTCATATTATTTTGCACAAGCTGATAACCGTTATACAAATCTTTTCCGTTAGTATATGAACTCACAGCATGATCAATCAGTGCCAATGCGTATGCAGTCAATGCTTCATCAACAATAATATTTTTTGCTACGCCGCCTGTCTGTACCATAAAGCTCTGCTTATCGAGTATTTTTGCAGCCGTTATTTTACTAACACTAATATCGAATCCTTTTTTCTGGGCAACAAAAATCAATCGTTTATTTGTAATTACCAAATCACCTGATGCATACTCACGTACATTTCCACGTACTGGTCTGCCCTTATTTGCTCCGGTTCTTACACTTACTCCCTTAGCAACTCGCACACTAACTCCGGCAGAACTTCCTGTATATCCGACTACCTTCTCTTTGTCATCATAAACATTGGCCGGTAAGACATACAAAATCACTTCATCTTTCTGAAGAGCAACGCCTCTGTAATATATAATTGGATATCCCACTTGCAGAGCAAATGGAATTATATCCGCATATGGATTTGCTATGTTTGCTGCCGCAATTTTATATAATTTATCAGAATCAATCATACATTGCCTCCATCAATCTATTTTTCGTATAAACTTAAATTTGCCATAATTTCATGATAGGCCGGACTGTTTTTATGTAATTCACCTTCATATGTGAGGCCATTGGTATACCGGACTTGTGCTAAAAACTTATTAGAAAATTTCGAATCTGAAGATGTAGTTCCAACAGATACTCCTCCATAGAACAACGAACCAACTCCAATTGTGCCAGTGTGCCAAGTAGATGAAGTATAAACCTTTTCCACACCATCAGACATCAGTTTTATCGAATCAATTGTTGCGATTCCCGGTTTTAGACAAAATTCTTCACTCGGATACATCTCACTTAACTTAAGAATAAATTCTTCCCAAATTGCCTGCACACCTTTATTTGTAACCTGCATGGTAATCGGCATAGTACCGTTTCCCGCACTTCTACTACCTGTAACCACCCTGACCATATCTTTTCCGATGTAAAATGTATACTTGGTTGGAAACACAGTAATAAAACATTTACTACGCCATGATGCTTTAATAATATGTCCTTTCTCGCTTTTTATTTTCCCTCCCAAGGCATTTACTATATTTTTTACCAACGATATTGTTTCCCAATCCTCCTTTGGAGAATAAAATGTATACACTAATCCCATGCTATACCTCTCTATCGATTTTTCAGTTCAGTCATGATTTTCTTAGCTTCTTCTTTGCTAACCGGATCTGCCCTAAACAACTTTTCATCAGCTCCATAATCCATACACCCATGTATCCGGTCAAGAATCCAGTTATTAAAGTCCGGTTCCCACATATCATCATTTCGATAAATGTAACTAACTGTACCTATCATCAAACCTAAAACATCTATATCTGGCAAATAATAATACACCACACTACCTTTTGCATCGTTTTCTTCTCCGACTCGAATGCAAGCTTCGTCATTTTCATCATGAAAAGTTTTTGAGGCTGAATTTCCCAATTTTTGCTTCAGTTTAATAAAAGAATCCAAATATTTAAACATTTCAATATTTCCAAGTTCACTATTCACAATAGCTTTTAAGTTATAAAGCAATTCCTCATATTCAATACTCGGTTTCGTATAGGATTCCAACTGGTCTACAATACTCTTTTCAAATACTGGAACATCCGTTTCGTAATCAATGGCACAATTCACAAGGAATGCCCATTCTCTCGTCACTAAGTCAACAAGTTCTTCCACAGTTTCAAATTCCACAAAACAATCGTAATAAGAATATTCTTCGTTATATGCAGACAGATACCACTTTCCCTTAATTGATTTAGCTACATCCAACTCCGTTGCCATAAAAAAATCTTTGTATTTTTCTACGAATTCCTCGATGCTCATATCTGTCCTCCACGTTATTAAAATATCTGTTTACAGAATAACAATATTTTCTTTCTTATGCAAGATAAAATGCCAAATTCTTCCCTTAATTTCATTACATAAACGGTTGAAAAGACTGTGCGTGACCAATCTTTTCAACCCAGACCAATTATGACTCTTTTTTCTCAACCAGACTTTCATTTTCACGTAAAATACGTTTGATTTCATTCATCACTTCATACAGGACTCTTTTCTCAAATCTGCTGCAGTCTCGGAACACATCATCTACTTCCTTTATGTACTCTGTAGGACGATTTATCTGATTACCGGCCAGCAATTCATCAAGTGAAATCTCCAACGCTTTAGATATGCTTACCAACGACTGCAGGCTGGCTTGTTTTTTTGCCGTCTCAATCTGACTTACATATTGTGTAGATAAATTTGACATTTCAGCTAATTCTGCCTGTGAAAGCTGTTTTCTTTTTCGCACCTCCTTAACTCGTTTACCAATGATTTTGTAATTCACTGACATAAAAAAGTTACCTCCTTTGAAAATTTTCTTGCTAAATATATAGCCGATAGGCGATAACTTCAACCGTAGACTATTTTATTCTTCGTCTATTGTGTATAAAATAACAAAAAACATACACGATAAACGATGAGGTGTTCTATGGACAGCAAAATAAAAGACATTGGTTATCGCATACGTGAAGCAAGAAAACAACAAAGGCTCAGTCAAGCTGATTTGGCAGAAAAGGCCCAAGTTTCCATTACTCATATTAGCGATATTGAAAACGGAAAAACAAATATCGGTTTAGATATCTTTATGCGCTTGACAGAAGCGCTTCAAGTTTCTGCTGACTGGTTGCTCCGTACAGATATTCCACAAGTGAGTGCCATCCAAAGTCGAGAAATCAGCGATATATTATCTGACTGCACTGCTGACGAAACCCATGCCATCACGAAAATGGTTCGTGATATGAAGGATGCTCTCCGAAAAGCAAAAGAACAATAATAACTCATTTAAATACAAATATTTTTCATTGAAAAGCGACTGTAGGTTGATAGGTAAACCCACAGTCGCTTTTATTTTATTTATTCGACAAATATAATTTTTTATAACGTCAGGGTGTAATAGAAACACCGCAGAAAGGAGTTATTCTGCATGAAAGAGAATGAAGGAAAGCTTCGAAATGCAGCCAGTCAAAAAGAAAAAATTCGTGAACGTTACAAGGGACTAAATGCTGATGAGTTGGATGTCATTCCTGCTCTCCCCCAGACCAATTTCTATGAAGATGACCGTGAGAAACGTGTCGCAGTCTATGCCAGAGTTTCTACCGATGACCCAAGACAGACTTCCTCTTACGAACTTCAAAAGAACCACTACCAAGATGTTGTCAGCCGACACCCCGGATGGAAACTTATTGAAATCTATGCAGACGAAGGCATCTCTGGAACATCCCTCCAGCACCGGGACTCTTTCGTTCGCATGATTGCGGATTGCCGTGCCGGAAAAATCGATTTAATCGTTACCAAGAGTGTGTCAAGATTCGCAAGAAATGTATTGGACTGCATCGGATATGTCCGACAGCTTGCAGCCATGCAACCACCTATAGGTGTGTTCTTTGAAACGGAAAACATCTACACATTAGATGCCAATAGTGAAATGAGCCTCTCATTTATTTCTACTTTGGCACAGGAAGAAAGCCATAATAAAAGTGAAATTATGAATGCTTCCGTTGAGATGCGCTTTCGTAGAGGTATTTTTCTGACTCCCCCACTTCTTGGTTATGACCAAGACGAAGACGGTAATTTGATTATCAATGAAGAGGAAGCAAAAACCGTCCGACTCATCTTCTTCATGTATCTATACGGTTATACCTGTCAAAAAATCGCAGATACGCTGACCACACTCGGCAGAAGAACAAAGAAAGGAAACACGCAATGGTCTCCCGGTTCAGTCCTTGGTGTCCTCCAAAATGAGAGACATTGTGGTGATGTACTTGCACGTAAAACTTGGACTCCCAGTTACCTTGACCATAAGTCCAAAAAGAACCGTCAAGACCGTAACCAATATCGTCAGCGTAATCACCATGAGGCCATCATAAGCAGAGATGATTTTATTGCCGTGCAGCACTTAATCAGTAATGCGAAGTATGGAAACAAGGGAATGCTGCCTGAACTCCATGTTATTACACAGGGAGCCCTACGAGGTTATGTTTCCATCAATCCTCGTTGGGCTGGTTTTAAAGCCAGTGATTATATGCTTGCCTCAGAAAGTGTTTATGACGCCTTAGCGATGCCCAAGCTAAAACCCGTAGAAAGAAATACTGGTGACTTTGACTTACGTGGATTTGAAGTTGCCAGAGCTCAATTCTTCGATACTGCAAATAAAATATGTGCCACTTTTTCCATTGACCACATCAATTTCAGTACCGAATGCGTAAGAAAATTCGATACCCAGTATGTTGAGATGTTGGTACATCCCGGTGAGCATTTTTTTGCTCTGCGACCATCCATGAAGGAAAACAAGCACGCTGTCCAGTGTTCCAAACTTCACAACGGTTTACTTATTCCAAGACAAATTTCCGGTGCGGCCTTTCTGCCGAATCTATACGATTTATTTGGTTGGAAAACCGAATGCAAATACCGAATAATTGGAGTCAAAATGCAGAGTCCCGGTGAAACCGTCATTGTTTTTAACTTAACAGACATTGAAGTTCTCATTCCCCACACTTCCATTGATACGGAGGAAAACGGAGAAACTGTTCTTCCACCATTCGATGAAAACATAAAGCCACTAGGAACAAAATCTAGCATCCGGGCTTTTCCTGAGAACTGGATGCATTCCTTTGGCAATGACTATTACAGACAGTCTCAAGCCAAAGAATTAGCCACATTTTCAAGAACCGGAAACTGGAATACACAAAATGAAGGAACAACCTTCAATCCAAATCCTCTCCAAACCACAAGTCCGGACGAACTAGAAAGAAATATTGAAATCATAATTGAAGGAATACGACAGGAGGAACAAAATGAGTAGAGACCCTATGACAAATGAAATTGAAATCATCGAGGATGATGCCTTTAGCTACGAAGGCTACCAAGTTGTTCGAGGAGAATTTTTCGCACATGTTTATGAACCATCATTTACCTTTAATAACTACAAGGTGTCTGTCAACACCGCATGTATCAAAAAGCTTCCTGAATTTGACTATGTTCAGATTCTTGTAAACCCGGAAAACAAGAAATTAGCCGTTCGTCCATGTAAGGAAGATGAGAAAGATTCTTTCCGGTGGTGCTCTGCCACCAACAAACGCTCTCCAAAGCAGATTACTTGCAGAATGTTTTTTGCAAAGGTTCTTTCCCTTATGGAATGGAATCCTGACTACCGCTATAAATTATTGGGTAAGTTAATCAAGTCCGGTGATGAATTATTATTTGTGTTTGATTTAAATGCACCGGAAATTTATAAACGTACCGTAAAAGAAGATGGAAAAACATCCACTGCCCGCACCCCAGCCTATCCAGAGGATTGGAAAAATCAGTTTGGTGTGCCAGTGGCTGAACACCGTGCCGCCATGCAGATTAATCTCTTTAATGGATACGCTGTATTTGGTTTAGAAGCTGATACTCAACAGACCACTCCAGAAGCAATAATCACCCTAACAGAAAGTGAGGAACCAAACAATGAACAACCTTATGAGCAACTCACCCTCAATCCGTCCTTCTCTGCTAATGGACCTAAAGAAATGCAGAATCCGTATTCATAAAACAACACTGCATCTCCTTGGCAATCCAAAATACATACAGATTCTCGTAAACCCAAATACTTCCACTCTTGCCTTTCGGAGCTGCGGTGCCAATGATATGTATTCTGAAAAAATCAAGTGGTCATTGGTCGGTGGAAAACAATGCTGTGAATTATACAGTACCTACCTTATCTTGAAACTTCGTAGTATTGCCGATGGTTTCAACTGGAAGGACGGACACTGTTATCACATCGAAGGACGCTTAATAGAAGCTGAAAAACTGGTTACATTTTGTATGGCAGATTCCATTCTGCTAGAAGAAAATATTGAGGAATAACATATGAATGAAAAACATCTTTATAACTTAATAATTGATAGAGAATTTGCCAAACTTACTCCTGCTGCCACACCGGAAGAATATGCAAAATTGGAGCGTAAAATCCTATATGAAGCATACCAAAAACCTATCGTTGTTTGGAATAAAATTGTTATTGAGGGACTCACGCTTTACGGATTATACCATAAGTTATCCATACCATTCCACATCGAGGAAATAGACTTTGTTTCCCGTAATGAGGCCATCTCTCACATTTGCCTATTGTCCTTAAAAAATGCAGAACTCGTGGAAGAACAAATGCATTACTGTGTTGGTAAATTATATAATGCTCAAAAACGGTTATTTCATGAAAAATACCCGGTGCAGAATCAATATACTCCTGCTGAACTTCGCAGGCCTAATTTTACATCCACCAAAAACCTTACTGCTACCCTAATCGAAAAGTATTATCCTATGTCCGAAGGTTCTATCTGTAAATATAAAACTTATTCTGAAGCACTGGATGAACTCGATAAAAAAGCACCAGAAATCGTGGATGATATCTTACTTGGAAATTTTCATATCCGGCATACAAATACTGTGGAACTAAGTAAATTGTCTGCCGAGGAAATCCGCGTAATTCATACACGTTTTAAAAACGGCAAAGGGCAACGCTTACTTCCCACTGAAATGCAGAAAAGCGTACAACGAGATAAGGAACGTATCAAAAAGGAAAACCGGAATTTACCTAAGCCTGTAATTAAGCAGATGCCAAAGTATGACCCTGATGCAGAATTATCTAGCCTCACTTTAACAATCCCGATGTGGATTAGTTCAATGAAACGAACCATGTCACTCGCAAAATTTGGTGATGCTACAACAGAAGCCCTATACAAATTAGATAACCAATTAGCTGCACTTGAAGATCAAATCAATACACTACAAAAAATTATCCGGGAGGAATATCATGAGTGAAACAACAGATGAAGAATATTTAAAGCAATTTATCCCCCAAGTACATTATGAATTAATCCCCATTAAAAATCTTGTGTCCAATCAGGATTATCAGCGTAACGTTTCCGTAAAACACGTACAAAATGCTGCTGCCAATTTTGATTTATATCAAATCAATCCTGTAAAGGTCAGCCGTAGAGATAACGTAAACTATGTATTTAACGGACAGCATACCATAGAAATCATTGCATTAGTATCCGGCTCTCGTGAAACCCCAGTATGGTGCATGATTTATGACGATTTGGAATACACGCAAGAAGCAGATATTTTTGCCAATCAGATGAAATATACCAAAGCACTACAGCCATATGAGATTTTCATGGCAAACATTGAAGCAGGAAACAATAAACAGCTTATTATAAAATCACTGGTCGAATCTTATGATATGGTAGTATCCGGCAAAGCTCAGCCCGGTGGAATTTGTGCGGTTTCCACTTTGGAAAGCGTATACGAAAAATATGGATACCATATTCTTGATCACTCCATTCGACTTATCATCGGAACTTGGGAAGGTGAGCAGAAATCTTTCAGTGCCAATATGATAAACGGTGTTGCCAGACTCCTTCACTGTTACGGAGATGAGTTAAAAGACAGTACATTCATTGAAAAACTTGGCCGCCTTTCCATAAAGGAACTTAGCCGCACTGCAAGAGACCGCCGTGCCGGCTCCCTCGGATATTCCGAAGCCATGCTCATCGCATACAACAAGAAATGCCAGCGACCACTCCAATTCAATAAATTGTATTCCCATAAAGGTGCAAAGGCAAAGGATAAAATAGAAAAAGAAGATGTCGAAGAAGTTCCAGTGCCAGACTCCATTCCGGATGAAAACGAGCAGATTGCTCTGTTCCAAAGTGATGAGACTTCAATCGTTGCATCAGAATAAAAAATGATATATCTTATGGAAGGGTGCAACAGTAATACAATCCTGCTCTGCACCCTTCCTTTTGTTCACTCGCTCTTATAATAAAATTTCTCTTTCCGAGCCATCCAAGAAACAAACCGTAAAGTGTTCCTTGCCATGCACCACAACCTTCTCAAGTACCATCTGCACCAGTTCCGGCAAAAATGTGGTAATCGTTCCTTCGTTAGTAAGTTCCATCATCTGCTTTGCACGGATTTTCTTAAGCGGTTCCTTTCCGTCAGCCTGTTCTTCCCAATGCCCCATGAATTTATCCCTGTTTTTCACGGTATAATTCCATGCCATTATAAAAGCCTGCATTAAAGTTTCTTCTTTTACATAACCGCCAAAATCCTCGCTCTTGCATTCCCATCCCACAAAGCCTTTTCTGGTCCATGATTTTCTAGCAAAGGCAAGATTGCACTTTCCGCAAATAACCTTGCTATTGAATGCATTTATGTCAGCTCGGTATGAGTATGCAGCCAAATGATGAGCTTTGCAATAAGCCTCCCGGCGCTCAAATTCTTCCTGCACCGCTGTCCATGTTTCCTTATCAATAATTGCTGGATGCGATTTTTCCACATAATATTGCTCTACTATTCCGTTGTTCTTCCGTAGGCTATGGTTCAGATAATCCGTGGTTACCCATTTCTGCAATATGCTGTCACCCATATATTTTTCCTGCTGCAGCATACCACGTATCGTCTGCCTGCTCCATTGTGGCTTTCCGGTTACTCCCGGAATTCCTTCTTCATTTAATCGCCTTGCTATATCTGCCGGATTGAAACCCTCTAAAAATTCTTTAAAAATCCTTTTAACCAATTTTGCTTCCTTTGCATTGATTACCAAACGCCCTTCTTTATCCTTGTCATATCCCATGAATTTAAAGGTATTGATGTGCGGTATTCCTTTTTGAAATTTGCTACGGATTCCCCACTTGCAGTTTTCAGAAATGTTTCTTGACTCATCCTGTGCGAGGGAGCTTAAAATAGTAAAAAGGAGTTCACCACTCGCATCTAGCGTGTTGATGTTCTCCTTTTCAAAAATTATACCTATTCCTAAATTTTTAAGCTGTCGTGAATACATTAAGCAGTCCTGCGTGTTTCTTGCAAAACGTGAAATCGATTTTACAATTACCATATCAATTTTTCCCGCCTCGCAGTCAGCAATCATGCGTTGAAATTCTTTTCTCTTTCTTGTGTTCGTACCGGATATTCCTTCATCCGCATAAATATCTACCAATTCATATGCCGGATTTCCCGTAATATATCGAGTATAGTATTCCACTTGGTTTTCAAAGGAATTTAACTGTTCATCCTCATCCGTAGAGACTCTACAGTATGCAGCCACTCGGGTTTTCCTTACCTCAGTTGCTTTCTTGCCAGTTTTACTTCCGGCTTGTTTTGCGGGTATAACTGTAACTTTTCTTGCCATTTTTCTCTTCCTTTCCTTCAATTAGTATTTCTGTTTCAAATTTCCATGTTCGGACTACTTCATCAGGAACCCTCACCCCGGTGCAAAATGAAATTCCTTTTTTTGTGGCACCGAGGCAAGCCCATCTCACTTGCCCCGAAGTATTAAATGTTCTGGTAAGTCTGCTGCCACATTTCTTGCAAAAAATTTTCTTGCAATACGGATAATTCTCCTCGCTAAGTGCAGGCACGGCCGGTATTTCTTTCTTGGTGTGTTTCCTCTTCCATGCACTTTCCTTTTGGAATGCAAACTCAGCCTTCCCAAGAGAATCCTCTTCCTTGCTGATATAAATATTCCCTTCAAATTCTCCCCAAGA